GTCACTTGGCACCCCCGGAACCCGCGGCAGCGACCAATCGGGGAGCGAAGGAGAGCTTGCCGTCCTTCTCGAAGAAGGAATTGGGCCCGAGGGTGTAGCGGTGGCCCGGCTGGACGGTCTTCGCTTCGTCGTCAGTCAGACGGATCTTGCAGCTCGCTTGCGACGGTTTGCCGTCCTGATCGACTAGACCCGCGACAAGCGCGAACACCGTGTGCGACCAATACTTGCGACCTTCCCAAGATTTTTCGACGCTCTGAACAGGCGTCAGGACTTGAATTTGCAACATCGTCTTCGCTCCCATAAATGCCGAATTGGCATGGGAACTTTAACGGACGACTAGGGAAAATCTCAAGCGCCGTTCGTCGGGTCATCAACCGGCTACGGCTTTTGCTCCGATCGTATTCGCGAACGTTGGACGGTTCGAGGCTTCGAGGCTGACAGCCTTCGCCGGGTCACGCTGTACCCCTGCCCAGTCTGATCGGCTTGCAAGGGAACGTGCCAGATGCCAGCGCGCCTCAGGTGGCAAGCGCATCACCGATTGCGGCCAATGGTGCAGCGACGCCCGACCCATCCGACCCTTACCAGCACCGAACAAGCCGAGCGCCGCCGCAGCCTTTTCGCGCCACGTCAGAGGTGCAGGACGAGGCACGAAGTATCGAGGACCGAGCCAAGTGATGGAAACTTGCTCCGGGTCATGGACAAAGATGTAACGCGTGTCGTAGGCATCGTGTAAATCCTTCCCCTTGAAAATCACGCGCTCGACAAGGGGCGCATCGTCAGCGAAGCCGAGCTTGATCACCGCACTATGCATTCCTCGAGGAAACGTGCCGCGAAAGCCGACGAGCTGCAACAGGAAGCCAATACCGGGAAGCCGCACCTTTTCGAGCTTCCGCATGGACACGCTGTATTCGAGCAACGATTCCCGCACCTGGCGGTCGATCTGCATGGGGTTTTGGCAAAGCCAATACGTGTCCCAACCGAACTTACGCGCATGGACTGCCCAGTCGATGATTTCCTCGCGCGACTTGTCTTGAAAGTTGCGTGAGTTGAGCCACACGGCCAATTCGTCGAGGATGAGGACACCGTTCTTTTCCTCATCATACGAGTCCGGGTTACCGTGGCCTAAGGCTTCGAGATCACGTCGCGTGGGTCGATTGGGAACCTGCGTGAATGCGACCTTGTGATACTGAGGAAGGAGCTTGTCGAGGTTGAGCGGGAAGTTCGCCGCAACCCTGCGCCCGTTGCCGAGTGCCTGTTGCAGAACGTAAACCGCGAATTTCGACTTGCCCGTGCCCTTCTTCCCGTGAACCGCAAAGTCTGCCATTTACACGCTCGCCGCGATCCGTAGGGACTCCACTTGCCAACGGTAGAGAACGGTGCCGCTCCACACACTACCAAGAGCCGCGATGCAGACGGAGGTTGCCGGTTGAGGAAACGCCAGCCCCATCCAGCCGATGAAGGGCAAGGTAGAGAACAGCGCATTGCTGATCGGCACAACGATCAACGCGAGCATCCCGAGGAGAGCAACCGTGACGGTTCCCAACGTGGTCACATAGGCAAGCGAAATGGCCACCTTCTTGGCCATGATCTCCGCGAAAAACGCCGCCAAGGTGCCAAACAGACTGACAAGCAAACCGCCAAGGATAGGCATTACCCGTTACCTCCGACCATTGCGCCCCGGATCATCGAGAGACAGGACCCGAGCGTGAGCAGATACCAGACAAACGACATGAACGCACCAATCTGCGGTTCCCATCGACAGAGATCAGCGACGAGATTGACCTTCGGCATAGCGAACGCGGCGGGATTCGTGCAACCGGACGGAGGCGAAAAGCCGATTTTCCAACCCGTATCTTTGCCATCAGTCTTTGCAGCTTCCGTAGGAACACCCTTCAACGCGGTTTCCGCCTCGCCTAGCTTCGTATTGGCCGTGGTGAAATCGCCAGTGGTCGGAGTGCCATCCTCTTTGACCTTCACGCCACCGTCAATGATGGTCTGCAATTTCGTGTTCGTCTGCTGCCCGGTCGCGTCTTTCTGATAATCCGTCGGGAGAGGCTGTTGCGGCGTAGGAGAACTACCACCCCCATTTCCGACGGTCGCCAGGTCGCCGTTGTAAACGTTGGTCGTGGCGGAGTTCCAAATACCCGTTGGGCCGATGTTGATGGTGTTATGCGTGACCGTTGATGTACCTCCGCCGCCCGTTCCTTGCTGCCACGTCTGAATCTGCACACCGCCCGTAGGTGTAGCGGTAAGCTGAATCTGAGTGGGATTGCCAAACTCATCCATGCCCGTCCAGTTCCACGGGTTGGGCGGGGTGACGGACCCATCGGGGATGTCCGGGTCTTTCGGATGCGGTGTCCAGGTGCCGCCGATGTTCTCGAACGTAGGCGAACCGTCCGGCGTCCACATGCCATCGACGGGGTTACAGGTCGAACCGGAGAGGGTGAAGCCGGAAGGGCATTCGAGCTTCGAGCAGGTGCCCGAGTTCATGGTATAGCCAGCCGGGCAATCCTGCTTCGTGCAGGTGCCGCCGACGTTGGAGTAGCCCGTCGGGCAGCCGGTGCCCGCGCTCTGGAACGCACCGCAACCGACCAGTCCGCCGCCCGATTTGTTGAAGTTGCAGTAGGCACCAGAGGTGCCGTAGAAGGTGGTGGCAGTGGGGCAATTGCCAGCTGCCTTCGACCCTTCGCAGGCCTCTTGAATGCTGTTGAAGGTAGGAGAGACGAAAGGACCGGAGACCGTTGCCGCGTACTGGTACAGCGTCTGCGATGGGACGCCATCGGTTACGTTGATCGGAGCCGTCGTGACAGTGGTCGCGGGGATGCTCGCAGAGGCTTCCTCCTGCGGCTCTGGCGCACCATCGGCGCGGACCTTGAACTTGGGGTTACTGCAGACGTCGAGAACAGAGCCGGTGCCGCAGAAGGCCACGGTTCCGACCGCCATAACGCCGATGGTGTTCGCCGCCTGGCTCTGCGCTGCCCAACTAGCAGCACGACCCGCGCCGGTGCCGAGTGCCAACGGAACAGTGCGAGCTGCTTGCCCCGCAGCCGCACGGATAGCAGCGCCAGTGATCACCGAGCCAACGGCCGGAGCTACCCAAATGATTGCGAACGCCGGAGCGATAACAGCGGCAAGGAGATACAGCCCAACGAAGAAACTAAGAACGAGACGAGCAGTAGGGGACATACTTCCCGCCGCAGTAGGTGTGAGGATTAGGGCCCGTGTGATCGCGCGAACTGGTTGCACACGATGCAACGGACAAAGCGAGGGACGCCCCCAACAGGAGCGCCCCCGTGGCCTTTTGGAACCACGGAGGCATTCCCATTACTTCACCGCACCGGGCGCCTTCTTGACGCCGAAGATGCCGAGCTTGAACGGAACCGCAACAACGGCGATACCGATCAGAGCGGCCCACACCAGCCCCGCGTCCGTCGTGGCCGCCGTGAATGCATCGGTAACGGCGGTTGGCAGAGCGGCATTGGCTGCGAGCGGCAGCAGAGCCAACAGACCAAGCGAAATTTTACGCATGGATGTTCTCCTCACTTGCACGACCGGAAAGGGCCGGACACCCTTGCAGCCCCATGCTGCTAAAAAACGTTGTCAACGAAGGTACGCATACGGAGGTACAGGTAACCGCCCCAAAACCCCGCTGCCAGGAAACCCCAACCGAGGCCGAACACTTCCAAGATTTCGGCGGTCATCGTTGATTGCCAGCGATGAACGCCAGCTCGAAAATCACGATCATCAGAAGCGCACAGATGCACCAACCCTGAAGCTCAGTCATACGGGCACCACACAAGGAAAACCGGACGCAAAGGTGATGCGCCAGGGAGAACGGAAAATCTCCCCTGTAGCGCGTGAAACCCAACCGACGAACGACACGCGGTCCGCACGAGTGTCAGCGGGGATACGTTCGCGTAGCCACTTAGATAGGCGCCAGTGACCGACAACATCGCGAGCAGCAGCATCAAGACCACCGACGCCATAGAGGCGGACCCCTTTAACCTTGAAGGCCGAGCAAGCCTTTGACGCGTACTTGGCGATGTAGCCGACAGCCTTACGGGCCCATGCGACGTTCGTCCAACCGTGCGGCCACCATCCACGCTTGTCAAACATGGGTAGCTTTTCCCGACGCGGCAACCAAAGGAGAAGGTGGTAGTGGGGACGATCGCGCCGAGTCTTTTCCAAGACCCACACGTACCGGAGGCGGTAGCCCCTCCGATCGCAGTAGGCCCGCACTGCCTTGAGGCAATCAGAGACTTGGCGCGGAGTCCATTCGACGTCTTCGCGATACGTGAGAGTGACCATCGCAGCGCGAAGATGCGGATTGCCGTCCGCAATGCACCTGGCGGCAGTGCGAACGACGCGCGACATACGAGAGAGGCGACGGAGAAGCGGATCAATAGCAACAAGTCCGGAAAGGCCCTGACCCGCCGCCTGCGTGTCACTTGTTGCTGAACAGACAAGCCCATGAGCGCCCCCCGCTGCGCGTGGGGCGCTCACGCGCCGCCCTCGCGCTTCGTGAAGATGCAGCCCAACCCCGAGAGGCTTTGCACGTCTTCGTACCACTCGCGCGCTCGTTCCGAGTCCAACTCACGCAATGCCGAGCGGTACTCGTACTGTTGAGCGAAGGAGATAGCGCGATACAGGATGCGCACGGCTTCGTCGCGTGTCTCGATGACTTGAATCGTTGTCACTTGGCACCCCCGGAACCCGCGGCAGCGACCAATCGGGGAGCGAAGGAGAGCTTGCCGTCCTTCTCGAAGAAGGAATTGGGCCCGAGGGTGTAGCGGTGGCCCGGCTGGACGGTCTTCGCTTC